TTAAGCAACGAGCAGAGCTTGCTTTACAAGAGGCAAGGAACAGCTACAAGAAAGCTTACGAAGAAGGCGACACAGACAATGTTGTAGGTGCTCAAGAGCGATTGATGCGAGCACAGGCAGAGTTGTCTGAAGCGGAAAGATACGAGAACAATCTCGCATCGCAACAAGCGCAACGTGAACAATACGATCAACAAGCGTATACGCAACAGGTTGCTAACCAAGCTGTACAGAACGTGCAGCAACAAGCACAACCACAGGTTGCGCCAGAGGCCCAAGAATGGGCACAAAACAATACTTGGTTCATGCAAGATGGCTATGAAGAAATGACTAGCCTCGCGTATGGAACCCATGCCGCACTGATCAAGCGTGGCATACAGCCTAACAGTCAAGAGTATTTCCGACAGATCGATACTCGGCTGCGACAGGCGTTTCCAGATTATGATTGGCAGGATGAAGGCGAACTAGATGGGCTTAACGCGACCGTGACTGCCAGTCAGCCCTCGACGGTGGTGGCACCCTCCGCAAGGAGTAATGGTGCTAAACCGCGCAAAATACGGCTAAAGCCCTCCCAAGCTGCTCTCGCTAAGCGTTTGGGATTAACCTACGAACAGTACGCGAGGCAAGCTGAAAAGGAGTCCCGTAATGTCTGAAGAGCGCACACCAAGGAACGTCACTACTCGAACAGTAGAGCAACGACCGACTGATAGCTGGAAGCCTGCTTCCATTCTGCCTGATCCTGAACCACAAGATGGTTATGTTTTCAGGTGGATTAAAACATCGCTACTGGGTCAACCCGATAACACTCATGTGTCTAAAATGTTCAGAGAAGGATGGTCGCCCGTAAGGGCTGAAGATCACCCTGAACTGATGCTGACTTCCGATATAGGATCTCAGTTTGAAGGCAACATCGAGGTTGGCGGATTGTTGTTGTGTAAAGCACCAGAGGAAACAATGGCTGCTAGAACGCAACACTACCAAAGCGTGGCAGAGAATCAGATGTCATCGGTTGATAACAACTATCTAAAAGAGAGTGACCCTAGAATGCCTATGCTAAATCCAGAGCGTAGCACTAGGACTACTTTTGGAAGAAACTAACCCTTAGCATGGGTTAGCTATTATTAACTAGGAGGCCACTATGGCTACTGCTGCTACCCCAATGGGTGCTGAACCAGTTGATACCTTGAGTTCGAGCGGCTCTTTTACAGGAAAAGTTCGTCACATCAAGATTGCAAGTGGTTACGCAACCGCTATTTTCTACGGTGATTTCGTGAAGCTGGTTGCTACTGGCACTGTCGAAAAAGCCGCTGTAACAACGTCTGTTGTTGCTGGCACTGTTGGCATCTTTGTAGGCTGCGCTTACACAGATCCATCAACAAACCAAAAGACATTTAACCAACAGTTCCCTGCCTCTACCGCAGCGGATGATATTGTTGCTTATGTTGTCGATGATCCTAAGCTGTTGTTCCGTATGCAGGGTGATGAGGCGATTGCTCAAACCGGCCTTGGAAACAACGTCTCGGCAGTTAACACTGCTGGATCAACCTCAATCGGTCGAAGCAAGAACGCCCTAGACGGCGGCTCTATCGCTACGACTAATACACTACCACTGCGTGTCGTTGATTTCGTAGATGGCCCATCAAGCACCGTAGGTGATGCGTTCACAGATTGCATCGTTACCTATCTGCTCTGTTTGGTTTGGAGTATGAGAAATACGAAGACGAGCACACTCTCATTTATGAGACAGAAAGCTCTGATCGTTCGTTCGAGGAAGAGGTAAAGCTGTCAGGCTTTGCAGCGGCTCCTGTTAAGGCAGAAGGTGCAGCAACCAGCTATGACTCAGCGCAAGAGTCTTTCACAGCCAGGTATAATCACGAGACAATTTCGATGGGTTTCGCGATCACCGAGGAAGCGATGGAAGATAATTTGTACGATTCTCTTTCGGCTCGTTACACCAAGGCGCTATCTCGCGCTATGGCGTACACGAAGCAAGTCAAAGCAGCGAACACGCTGAACAATGGCTTTACCAGCTTCCAGTCTGGAGACGGTGTCACCTTGTTTAACGCTTCGCATCCACTGGTGAACGGTGGAACTAATTCCAACCGTCCATCTGTTGCGGCTGACTTGAACGAAACGTCACTCGAAAATGCGGTTATCGAAATCGCTGCGTTCACCGATGAGCGTGGTCTTTTGATTGCTGCGCGTCCTCGTCGTTTGATCGTCCCACCCGCACTGATGTTTACGGCAGATCGACTGCTAGAGACCACTCAGCGAGTTGGAACAGCGGATAACGACATCAACGCGATTCGTAACATGGGTGCGATCCCAGAAGGCTACGCAGTCAATCACTACCTGACTGACAGCAATGCTTTCTTCATCATCACCGATGTACCGAATGGCATGAAGATGTTCGAGCGTACTCCGCTAGAAACGTCTATGGACGGTGACTTCGATACTGGTAACGTGAGATACAAAGCCAGGGAAAGATATTCTTTTGGAGTGTCAGACCCACTTGGAATTTACGGATCACCAGGCTCTAGCTAGAGCACTTTGGGTGGCCCTTCGGGGCCACTCCTTTTTTCCTGACAGATGTTCCACGTGGAACAATCTGACACTAGCCACGACAGGAGAACATAATGGCTAATACAACTTTCAACGGCCCAGTCCGTTCCGAAAACGGCTTCAAGGTTATTTCTAAAAATAGTTCTACTGGTGCAATCACCGACGTAGTCGATATTGCTTCTACTGGAATTGTGACGGGTAAGTATCTAAAACACGTTGGGTACGCGACAGGCGTAACTGTTAACACCACCGCAGGCGACAGCCCAGCGATTGGTCAGTTTACGCAGCCTGCAAACACGATCATTACTGACATCAAGATCTTTTGTGCGACTGCTCCAGTTATTGGAACAGGCGACATTGGCTATGAAGTCGGTACTTCTAGCTCTGGCGCACAGATCGTTGCAGCAGTAACGGATGAGATTTTGGATGGTGGCACTACGGTTGTAGTGGGTAACGTCACAACCACTTCTTTGGTTTTACAAACCCAAAGTGGCACAACTGCACCTGCTTCTGTTCAATACACGTCTGCTGAAAGAACAATCTTCTGCAACATCACTAACACGGTTGATGCTACAACGGCGGGTTCTTTTACGTTCATCATTGAGTACGTTCAGATAGCGTAACAGGGGGCAGTAATGGCTGACGCAGTAGCAACTCAAACCATACAGGACGATGGCAACACAGCCATCTTCCGCTTTTCCAATGTAAGCGACGGTTCAGGCGAGTCTGCTGTTACTAAGATTGATGTGTCTGCACTGGCTGTTGACCCTATGACTGGTGCGGCTTGCACGAAGGTTTCCATTCAAAAGATCTACTACTCAACCATTGGTATGGGTGTAAAGATTTTATTCGACGCGACAACCGATGTGCTGGCTTGGCAACTAAACGCAGACTTTTCGGATACGCTCGACTTCACTGATTTCACTGGCATTCCAAACAATGCGGGTTCTGGTGTGACGGGTGACATACAGTTTACGACTGTCGGTCACTCCAGTGGAGACGTGTACAACATCGTCTTGCAAGTTAGGAAGCACTTCTAATATGGCTGAGAAAAAGAAGAGCAAGTCTCGCGTAAACGAAGCTGGTAACTATACGAAGCCAGCTTTGCGTAAGAGGTTGTTTAACTCAATCAAGGCTAGTGGAAAAGGCGGTAAGCCTGGTCAGTGGTCTGCGCGTAAAGCGCAGATGCTGGCTAAGCGTTATAAAGAAGCCGGTGGCGGCTATAAAAACTAATGGCTCTCAAGAAATCCCAGAAGTCCCTCAAGAAGTGGACGAAGCAAGACTGGGGCACCAAGTCAGGTAAACCGTCTACACAAGGAAAGAAGGCGACAGGTGAAAGGTATCTCCCGAAAAAGGCTAGACAGGCTCTATCGGACAAGGAGTACGCTGCCACTTCCCGAAAGAAACGGGCAGACACCAAGAAAGGAAAGCAGCACTCCAAACAGCCCAAGAAGATAGCCAAGAAGACAGCGAGGCATCGTAAATGAGTTTGACTGATGCTGAGAAGAACCGGCTTAAAAAGGTTGGCCTGACTGGTCTGAACAAGGTTAAGAGAACACCAAAGCATCCCTCGAAGAAAGCAGTGGTCGCTGTCAGGGATGGCGAGAAGATGAAGATCATCCGCTTTGGTGATCAGAAGATGGGCCACAACTATTCCAAAGAAGCCCGTAAGAGTTTCAAGGCTAGGCACGCTAAGAACATAGCCAAGGGGCCGACAAGTGCCGCCTACTGGGCAAACAAGACTTTTTGGAGTGGCCCTAGCGGCAGCAAGAAAAGTCCTCCTAAATCGCAAAAGCAGAAGTTTGGGAAGAAGTAATGCCGATCAGCAGAGCACAAATGAAGAAGCAGATCAGCAGTTCACCAGCCAAGAAGAAGAAGCAGGCTAAGGTGAAGAAGGTGATGAAAGAGTTTAAGAAAGGCGAACTGAAGTCTGGTGGTTCTGGCAAGAAAGTAAAGAATCGAAAGCAGGCTATCGCGATTGCTTTGAATGAAGCAGGCGTTAGCAAGAAGAAGCGAAAGGCTAGGAGGCCGTAGTGGGTAAGAAAGAGATAGGGCAAATACTTGGTGGTGGTTTGGGTGGTTTAATAGCTCAAGAGCCATTAGCTGCTATCAGCCCTCTGGGTGGTTATTTGAAGCGTCAGCGCGATAAAAAGAAAGATCGGCGACTAGAGAGGGAGGCCGCTGAGGCTGCTGAAAAGGAGCGCATGGAAAAAATTATGTCTGGCTCTACCTCCATGAGTGCCGGAGGTAAGACACGAACAAAGCCTATTGATGGGATAGCTATCAGAGGCAAGACTCGCGGAAGAATGATTTAGATGGCTACCAGCGGTACGTTTGGATTCAACCTAGATCTCTCTGATGCTTTAGAAGAGGCGTTTGAACGTGCTGGCCTAGAGCTTCGCAGCGGGTATGACTACAAGACTGCTCGCAGAAGCCTGAACCTGATGATGCTGGAGTGGCAAAACAGAGGGTTGAACTTGTGGTCTGTAGAGTTTGCTACACAGGCTTTGACCGCTGGCAGCAACCAATACCAGCTCGATGGCAAGGTGCTAGATATAATCGAAGCGTTTGTTAGGACAAATGCAGGCGAGCAGAACTCACAGTTCGATCAGTCCATGACTCGGATATCCGTAAGCCAATACTCAAATCTGTCGAACAAGCTGACACGCAGCAAGCCTTTACAGTATTACGTTGAAAAGAATGTGGATTCAATCACGATCAACTTGTGGCCTACGCCAGATGATCAAGAAACCTACCAGTTCGGCTACTACTACATGGAAAGGGTTCAAGACGCAGGCAACTCTGCTGCTAATAACATTGATATCCCTGCTCGATTCTTGCCCTGTTTGGTGAGCGGATTGTCGTATCAGTTGAGCATGAAGTACCCTGCCGCTGGGGCGAGGGCGCAGGCGTTGAAAGCAGATTACGAAGAGCAATGGACACTCGCATCTGATTCAGATCGCAACAAGGCGTCATTGTATGTATCACCAGGAGGATATTCGTTTTGAGTTCATTTACTAAAGGCAAGTATGCATTTGGTTACTGCGATCTCACTGGGTTTAGGTATCCTCTGAAAGACTTGGTGCCAGAGATAGTCAACCAGAGACCCACTGGGTTCTTGGTTGGTAGAGATGTTGTTGATCCAGATCAGCCTCAGTTGCAGTTAGGCAGATTGAAGGTTGATGATCCGAAAGCTTTGCGTAACCCAAGGCCGGATCGAGGCTTGGATGAAAGCAGAATACTGGCATCGTTCAATCCTGTTGGCCAAGTCGGACTCGATGCGACAGGGCATGTGGGTGTTGTCACGGTGATCACAAGCTGATGGCTTTCACGTTTACGACGCTCAAGCAGGCAATACAGGATTACCTTGAGACAAACGAGACCACACTCGTTACTAATTTACCCACGATCATTACGCAGGCAGAAGAGCGCATACTGAAGACTGTTCAGTTGCCAAACTTCAGAAAGAATGTCACGGGCACCACAACGCAATCGAACAGTTACCTAGAAACGCCATCTGACTTTTTGGCACCGTATTCTCTAGCTGTAGATAACAGCGGCTATGAGTATCTGTTGTTCAAAGACGTGAACTTCATACGTCAGGCATATCCTGTGGAGTCAACGACTGGGATACCCAAGCATTACGCTATCTTTGATGACACGACGTTTATCCTTGGCCCGACGCCCAGCGGCAACCTGACGGTCGAGCTACACTATTTTTACGAGCCACAGTCGATCACAGTGTCTTCAGATGGCACAAGCTGGCTGGGTTCAAATGCTGAAAACGCTTTGCTGTACGGATCGTTAGTTGAGGCATACACCTTTCTCAAGGGTGAGCCTGATCTGATGCAGTTGTATCAAGCAAGATACGATTCCGCCATGCAGGAGTTGATTGCCTTGGGTGAGGGATACAGCACAACAGACAGCTACCGATCAGGTGCTGTAAGGTCTGCCAGATGACAGCAGTAGGTCATGTCGGCACTGTACTAGTTGCAACCACAGATAACGGAGGGCACGACGCAGAGTTTTGGACGGACGCAGCGACAAAAAGAATCGTAAGCGTTGGAGAAAACACACATCCTTTGATTAAGGAGCAGGCGTTGGCGTTTCAAGATCACATACACAATGTGGTTGGATATTACATACGAGAAGCGATCAAGAGTGACCGTGCAACTTTAGCTGCTGAAGTTGAAGCTCAAGGCCAACCTGATCTGGCAAACATCATACGGAGACTTACATGAGCATCACATCTGCACTTTGCACTTCGTTCAAGCAAGAGATCCTTGTCGGAACACACAACTTCACTGCTACCTCTGGTAACAGTTTCAAGCTGGCGTTATACACAAGTTCTGCAACACTCAATGCAAGCACGACTGCATACACAACCTCAAACGAGGTATCGGGTACAGGATATACAGCAGCGGGTGCGGCACTGACGAGCGTGACGCCTACAACATCGGGCACTACAGCGTTCTGTGATTTCGCTGATTTGACCTTCAGTTCGAGCACGATCACTGCAAATGGTGCCTTGATATACAACGACACTCAGTCCGACAAGGCAGTCTGCACACTGGCATTTGGCGGTGACAAAACCAGTACCGCTGGTGACTTTACTATTCAGTTTCCGACTGCCGATGCGAGCAACGCAATCATTCGCATTGCCTAAAAAATGGCTATTGTTAATGGCTGGGGCAGAGGCACTTGGGGCGAAGGTGCGTGGAATGAAGAGATCCCTATCGCAGTTACTGGTCAGGCCGGTACGGGCGCGGTTGGATCGGTCACAGTCACCGCAAACGCAGATGTTTCTGTCACGGGCGTTTCTGGAACGGGAGCGGTTGGTTCCGTATCTATCGTTGAGGGAACGGGTGTTACGGTATCTGTTACGGGTGTGGCGGGAACTGGAGCAGTTGGATCTGTATCCGTCGCTGCAAATGCGGATGTCAGCGTCACGGGCGTATCTGCAACGAGTGCTGTGGGCACCGTTACGCTCAAGTGCGACAACAATATCGCGGTCGATGGATTTGAAGCAACTGGCTCAGTGGGTTCAGTATCGATTACAGCCAGTGCCGTCGTTGCTGTTACTGGGGTTTCTGCTACTGGGGCGACTGGTACAACAAATGTTTGGAGCCTTGTCATCCCTGGTCAAACGGCAAACTATTCGGCTGTATCAGACAGTCAAACACCAAATTACTCGGCTGTATCAAAAAGTCAGACAGCGAACTGGGAAGAGGTAGCCTAATGGTACGAAAGGTCAACAAGGTTATTAAGGGTTTAGAGAAAGCCTCTAAGACTCACAAAAAACAAGCTGAAACGCTCAAGAAGCATGTGGCGTCTATGAAGAAGCCAAAGCCTAAGACGAAAAGTCGGAGAAGATAAAT